GATTTATCTGTGTGTTTTCTGGATCTATCATCCCTCTTTGCTGGGGCGTCCAAAAGTGGACCATCGTCTCCGCCAAGGTCGTCTCCGCCAAGGTCGCCTCCGCCAAGGTCGTCTCCGCCAAGGTCGTCTCCGCCAAGGTCGCCTTCCAAATCACCCATGCCGCCGGCAGAGGCTGCTTCTTCGGCGGCATTTTCGGCTGCGGCGTTAAGTTCTGCTTCGAATTTCCTATCGTGGAACATTTCTCTCTGATTTCTGACAAATTCTTCTTCCGAAAGGTTGAAGAGGTTCTGTGCAATCCATCGACGACTGAAGAAATTCTCTGTGGCGCCGCCTGCAATGTCAAACTTAATTTTCCAATGCTCTAATTCTTGCATTTCGGCGATTTTGGATGGGTTGTTTAATTTAAGCTTGAAACTAACAAGGTCATCGCCACGAAAACCAAGAGTATATAAGTGAACAATTCCAATTTTTTCAAGCTCCGTCACGACGGCGCGCTGCAATCTCTGAATTGTCCGAGCAAATCTGACATCTTTCTGTGCGAGGGTTGTTTTATCCTCATTTGCTTCCGAATCACTTGACAAATAAGCTGTTGGAATTTTTAAGGCTGCAAACATCTTATCACGAAGGTATTTAACATCGTCAATATCGCCCGTAAACTGTCCACCCTGGAGAGTTTCAATTTTGGAAGACTCTCCACCGCGTACTGGGATGAAATAATCTTCTTCCACGGAAAGGGGGTTATATCTCAAATCAACGCGGCCAGTGTCTGCGTTAACGACCTGATTTCTCTTCATAGATGTGATAGTTTTCTGAACGAATGTTTCTACATCTTGTGGAGCAATGTTGCCAACGTCGATATAGAACACCCTTCTTTCTGCGGAACGCACAATACGGTAAGCCATCATGGCATCTTCCATCAAAACAAGCTGGCGCCAGATACGACGTCCAGATTCAAGAACCGATGTTCCGTAAGGGGCGTATTTATCGTTGCCGAGCACCCTAAAGTGGGCAACTTGCCAATTTTCGAAGGTCATTCCGCCGGAATTCCATTGATATTGGACATAATTCGGGTTAGAAGGGTCCTCGCCTTCAAGCCTCTCAACCTCTTTGAGAGGAAGGGGAATAATAGATTTGACCCCAAGTCTTTCGTCGAGGTCCATATAGAGGATAAAGTCTCCAAATTTACACATTGATCGGCACCAACCAAAAAGGTTGTGCTCTAAATTTAAAACGTTTGTATAGAGGGACTGAAGGATTGCTTTGATTTCTTCGTTTGGGCAATCAATGGTCAACATGGGGGTCAGAGCCGTGTGTGTTGTCATCTCATCAGCATAAATGTCCATTGCGGAGGCAATTTCAGGCATATACTCCATTTGCTCGTAGTCAACATAGCGCTCAGCGCGATTCTGCTGCGCCATGATCTTTGAATGCATAATATCAAAAGGACTGTACTCAGATCTCTTGAATTGTTGGCCCGAAGCTGATCTAAAATCGCTCGAATACTTGTCTAACGCTGTTCTGCGAATCTTTCGATTCATTTGGGTGCGCCAATTTACAATTGGGCCAGAAAACAGTCTTGTTAGTCTTCTAAATAATTCCGATTGCGGGTTATTCGGGTTTTTCTTATTATCAGCCATTCTTTATCCTTTTATTAGCCATGAATATTGCTTATATTCTTCTTTTGCTTTAAACATTTTTTCGTCCAAACTTTCTTTTCTATTATATCCTTCCATTCCTGGAATTGTTGTGTTTATTTTTGTGTTGACAGCAACCATCGAGTTCAAACATGCTTTTTTAAATTCTATATCCCTCTTGTTTACTGTCAGCGCAGTGTCTCTCACCCAGCATGCTATTGCTAATGACATTGTTAAGTCATCATTATATCCCCTCATTGCTTGAGGTTTGCCGTTATACCAGATAAAAGTACGCAATTCGTTAGAAAAGCGAACTGAATATACTTTAATTAGTTTGTTTCTAATGAATTCTTCCAATTTTGCCACAATTAAAGGTCTTGTCTTTAAAGAAGTAGTAAATCCGGGCACAGCGTTGTTCATCCTCTCGCCCTGGTGGCTTTCTACGAACTCGTGCGTGCCCTTTACGGAATAATATAAGTTTGAATAGTCAAGATCAATAAGCTTCTCTAACACAGAGATGCCAATTCCCACATTTTCTACCACCAATAGGCAGGTACCGTATTCTTTTCCGGCCTGCATGAGAATGTTGGCGTACATATCTAGACTTGGCTTGCCCTGATACTCCGCAACAACCTCCATTGTTTCTAATTTTATAATATGAAACACAGAATAGTCTGCACCATCGCCTCTTGCGACGTCTGCTACTAATAAATAAGAGCATTGTGGGTCGTATTCTTCCCAAATCCACATGTTTCTGTCAAATCCCGTCCTGTATTTAGGATCACAGACCAAATTTTCAATCCAGCTGATGTCTTCTGGGTGGATAACACTCTCGCCTGATGTGTTGAAATTACATTCAAGCTCTTGAGCGATCTCTCTACGAGACATATTCCTTGTTTCTTTCTCAAACCAAGCCTGATCTCTGTCAGGATGGACATCCCAGTTCAATACAACGGGGTGAAAATCATTTGACCCCTCGGTGGCCTCACTATAAGTTTTGTGGAACCAATTTCCAACGCCATTCGGAGTTGAGAGGGCGATCACGCGTCCACCAGTTGAAATCGTAGGGTATAAGCCAGCCCACAATTCGTCTAAACTCTCAACGTGGGCGGCCTCATCGATCACTAAAAGAGAAAGTGCCTCGGAACGACCAGCATCGCCGGAAGTTGAAGCTGCTTGGATTTGGGATCCGTTGGATAGCTCGAAAGAAGCCCTGTTATCAATTGAAATGTTGGCGATAAGAAGAAAGTCTGGGACGTTTTTCATAATTGCCTTCACTTTCTTGACAAGATTGGCCGCTGTTTTAAATTTTGTGGCCATAACAAGGATGTTTTTGTCCCTGTGAAATAGCATCAGCCAAACAATATAGCCAGCAGCGATAGTTGAGATGCCCAACTGTCGTGCTTTGAGGATTACATTAAAGCGGTAATCATTAAAATCTGTCAGAAGGTCAGCCTGATAATCATAAGTCTTAAATGGAATAAGACCTTTGATCGGGTGTGAGATTCTTGCGTAATTATTTACGAAGTAGATCGGATCTTTTCCACACTTTAGTATTTCAGCTACTATTTCCTTTTTGGAGAGTGTGTATGACATTTTTTATTCTTTGGCGAATCCGCCTTCTTTTAAAAATTTGTGGTAATTGACAGCCATCGTGTCGGTCACTGCCTCACCAAGGGTGGTAACCTGCTTCATTCCGCCAATCTTGTACATCTTGTGTGCTGTCACAAATGTTCTCACTCTTGATGTATTCTGGACGAGGCACTTTGCTTCGCCTTGTGGAGTGATTGAGAGTGATTTTCCAGTGATAGCCTTATATTCCTTCTTCAAAAAGTCTGCGATCTGTTGAATTTTGCGTTCGCACTCTTCCTCAAAGCCAACTGCATAAACAGAAGACAGGGCAACATTTGATTCATAGTTAATTTGGAGCATGTCTCCGACAATTTTCACGCCGAAACCATCAGAAACCCGACTATCAATGATTGGGCAGCCCTCTTCCCGATTTAGACCAATCTTTTTGACATCTCCGGTTACGAAGCGCTCGTCGTGGGATCCATCGTAGGCATTTGCTGCTGCCTGATTAATCCCTGTAATAATTTCTAATGTTGTAGCCATTTATTTAATTCCTTTTTCTTTTTTATAGACTCTGAGTTAGGGCCTCTAGGACCTCTTCTTTTGTCATTCCAGATTGCAGTGCCAGAGCACCGATGGCAAGAAGAGCATCTCTAGCACTAGTCTTTGATGTCCCGAGATCTGGAAGTTCTCCAGATTCACCACCCAATTCAGCAGCCTTTCCCCAATATTTCTCTCCTTCCGTATCTCCGAAAGCGTCAGAGGGCGCGCCTTCGATAACCTTTCCAATCTCTTCTTTGATAATTTTTCTCAATTGAAATTTTGTAAGTTTCATTATTTTATTCCTTTTGTTGTGGGCGCCATCCAGACTTCC